ACCTGCTCGTTCTTTAATTGTCTCGAATAAAGTCTCAGACATTTAAGTCTTTCTCCGTGAGTACGACAAATGATAAATTCCTTTCTTTACACCACTTTGATGCATATTTCCATTTTGCTTGGTTCACTGCATAAGTAAGACATTCTGCTTTATACTTAGCAGTTTTTCTTTTAGGTTGCTTTGGTGGACTGCATTGCTTTAGTGGTTTTATCTCTATAATACTTTCTTTTACTTTCCCACCAATTTCCCTAGTTTTCATATAGAAATCTGGATAGTATCTGTGTATCTTTCCATCTTTGGGAGAACGGTATGGTATGATTATCTCTTCACTAGCCCATTTAGTCACAGATGATTTGGTATCACACCATCTCATAAATTTACGTTCCCATGTTGATCTCCATATGATCTTGGTGGGATCTCCTCTATACTTCTTGGGGTTTGTAGGACTAAACTTTCCAGAATAAGCCATATATAATATAGTAATTCTCTAATTATTTAGATCAAGATGATCTCAGAATACGTTTCATTGATGGCGAAAAGGGGTGGAATGGCAAAATCCACTGGATATGCTATTGAATTCTCCTTGCCTGATTCTCTGAAAGGGTATCTAAAAACATGTGGTATTGAGGTAGATAATAAACCTTTGTGGCAGGAGTTTTGTGATGAAGCAGCTCTACCAGCGTCCAATGCAGCAACTGGTCAAATAACTGGTAGATATCTTGGAGAGGGATCTGTATCATATCCACACACTAAGATGTATACAGATATTTCCTTATCATGGATGGCTGATGCTAATATGGAACCATATAAGTTTGTACAAGCATGGTGGCAGTATATTTTTGGAGAATTTGATCAAGAAGGTGAATTGTATGATGCTGGTGGATACTATAGTGAGACAAAAGACAAACTAAGAAATAGATCTACTAGATTAAGGTTCCCAAAAGAATATAATGCTGGTATTGTAATCGTGAAAGCAGAAAGAGGTGTTAATAGTGAGATAGACAGGCAATCTCAAGCACATGTTATACAAGAAGCATATCCTTATTCAGTAGATTCTGTACCTCTATCATTTGGTATGGATTCGTTAGTTAAAGTTACTGCTAACTTCCACTATAGCAAGCATTTCGTTAAATATACCGACCAAAGAACAGCATAAATAAAAGTAAACCCATATTATGTCATTACCCAAGGTTACCGCACCGACCTATGAATTGGACTTACCATCAAGCGGTAAAAAAGTTAAATACCGTCCATTCATTGTTAAGGAGGAGAAAATACTCCTCGTTGCTATGGACTCAAAAGATGAAAAACAAATAACACAAGCATTGGTAGATGTATTGAAAGCTTGTATCATAACACGTGGTATTAAAGTAGAGAATTTACCTAGTTTTGATTTAGAATATGTTTTCTTAAAGATTCGTGCTGCTTCTGTTGGTGAAGACATCACATTGAATGTAACCTGTTTGGATGATGGTATGACTAAAGTTTCTCATACTATCAATATTAATGATATATCAGTTCAGAAACCAAAAGGACATAGTGATAAGATAATGTTGAGTAAAGACGTTGGTTTGATTATGAAGTATCCTAGTCTCAATCATTTTATAGATGTTGGGTTTGTGGATAAAGAGGTTGATGGACTTAGTGTGGTTTTGAACTCTATTGATCAGATATTTGAAGGTGAGGAAGTAACAGAAGCTAAAGATTGTACAACAAAAGAACTTCAGACATTTATTGAAAGTCTTACTCAGGCACAATTCAAAAAGATATCTAAGTTTTTTGAGACAATGCCTAGATTAAAGCATGAATTTGTGGTAGTTAATCCTCAAACCAAGAAGGAAAATAAGTATACTTTGGAGGGACTGCAAAGTTTTTTCGTATAGCACTCTTCCACACATCACTGGAGGAGTATTTCCAAACAAATTTTGCTTTGATGCAACACCATAAATACAGCTTGACAGAGCTAGATAATATGTTCCCTTGGGAAAGGATTGTGTACCTTGCACTCCTAACTCAATATCTTGAAGAACTTAAGAAAAATCAACAAAAATAATGCCTTCAGGAACTCAATCATATCAAACTACTTCAGGATCGTTAATCGACCCTGCTAGAAGAGTGTGGGAAGATAGAGATAAGACTAAAGAGAAGATTAAAAAGTTTGGAAGGCAACTGAATACAATCTACGACATGTATTCACAGGGTGTGATGGGTGCAGCATCAGAAACACCTATGATTACAAGTGCTTCTGACTTCATGCTTGAGTCTGGGGCAAAAGAATTACCACCTGCCCAAGACCTCATAGAAGGTAGTAATCCAGCTGCAGGTATTATAAAAGTATTAACCGTAATTGCAACTGATATTGCTGCACAAAATCAGTTAGTATCTTTCCAAACTAAAGCAATTACAGATTCTATGAATCTGCAAAAGAAGTTAGCAGCAGATTCTGAAAGACTAAGAAAAGAGAAAAGACTAGAAGCTGGTGAAGATCTATCTGGTACACAAGGTGTAATAAAGACTGTTGCTAAGGCAACTGGGGGTGGTGGATTACTTGGTAATGTAGCAGATACGTTGCAAATAATCCAAGCACTTTCAGGTCTTAATAAGATCAAAAATCTTGGACGTATGTTCAAAGGGATTAAGTTTCCTAATTTTGGTAGAGCTGCTAACGCTACAGACCTCAGTAAAGCAATACCAAACACTAGAATTTTACAAGCAAGTAATCTTGAATCATTCAAACCTTCTGGTGTAACAACAAGTCTTGGTGTTGGTGGTGGTAAAAATATTGACGCAATTGAAGCAACAGTAGGTGCTATCCCAAACAGTTCAACTGTTAATGAAATTATAAACAATGCAACTAATACTACCAAGGTTGCAAACAATACTACTGATGCTGCTAGAACAATTAATAATGTTACTGATTTTAGTAAATCTATTGATACTACCAGTAATCTTAGCAAAGTTGATAATTTGATACCTAGTGGATCAGGTGGTATTGTAAAGGCATTAAAAGAAACACCAGGATTAAAATATCTATTACCTGGTGCTAGTATTGTATCTGGTGGTGCAAACTTGATGTCTGGTAATTTTGCTGAAGCTGGTTTAGATCTTACTGATGGTGCTTTAGATGTTGGTATTGCTACTGGTGCTGTATCAAGCACTGGTGCTCTTGGTTCAACATTAGGTCCAACAATAGCAGTTACTGGTGCTGGTTTATTATCTGGTTGGCTTGGTGAATTGACTCGTGGTGCTGATGATTATATACGTGGTGATGGTAAGAATGCTGCCTTAAATTCTCTTGCTGATTTAACTGCTGGAGTTTCTGCTACATTAGAGACAATTGGTACTCCTTTTACTGCCTTGTTTGCAGGTGTCGATTCTCTTATTAAAACTGGTGGTTTTTCTGAGTCTAATAAGAAGATGGCTGAGGTTGACTCTAACATACGTGAAGGGTTTAGAAAGTTATTCAATGCTGTTGACTTCATGGACGTTGTTAGTGATGAGGTTGGTGGATTTGGAACATTGAGTTGGTATGGTAAGGAAAACGTTGATAATGCTAATAAGAAATTATTAGAAGATAAGGGAATAACTGTTAATAAAGATGGAGATACCACTATTAATGAAAGTGGTAGTGTAACTAATAGTGTTACCAATAAAAATACTAGTAGCACTGCTAATAAGATTGAAGGCGTTTCTAATATCGATGAGTCAGTAAAGAATTCTGTTATTGCTGGTGGTACAACTGGAGATTTAAAAGTAGATCAACAAATACTTAATGAACATAGAATAACTGAGTTGAAGCAACAGTTGGATGCTGCTAAACCTGGTGATAATATTGATAATATAGTAAATGAGATACAAGGTATTGAGTCAGGAGAGATCAATGCTGCAAGACCAATCATAGACAATAACCAATCTATTACTACTGATAACACTGTTACTAATGTTTCCTCTGTAAACAAAGGTGATATTAATAACATTGCTAAACCTACCAATACCGCTATGAATGTGCTGAATAATTCAGTATCTGAAGCACCAGTACAACAACCAATCATTGTTCAAGTACCAGCACCAACTACTACATCTAACGAATCTAATGATGTAAGTGTTGAACATGTAACTGAATTGACTGATCCAAATGCTGATCCATTTAAGACATTGACTTACCTTAGTGCTTTACCATGACCAATAAAGTATCAGCTTCTACTTTCTCGTTTGAGAAAATTGTATTGACTACTCCTGATGGTGATGCTTTTGATATCACTGAGATAGTTTTTGGATTCTCATATTATGAGGATATTACTAAAGGATATGTTAGTGGTAATCTAAGAATTATTGACTCTGGGTTCAACCTTAGATCAACTGCACCTATACATGGTTATGATTTAGTAGAGATTGTAGTTAATGGTCCTGATGAAGAACGATATGAAATGAAGTTTCGTACATATCGTATTGGTGATGTATACATGAGTCAGGGTAAACAAACCTATAACTTAGGATTGATATCCGAAGAGGCATTACTCAACGAACAACTAAAGGTATCTAAGAAATTTACTGGTACTCCTACTGAGATAGTAAGAAAGATTTTATCTGAATATTTTAAGGTTGATCAACTGAATGCAGACAATACTAAGAATAAAACTGTTCTCGTACCAAACAACAAAAATCCTTTTACTGTTTGTTCTATGATAGCAGATAGATCTATTACTGATACTAACACTGCAGGTTGTTTCTTCTTTCAGAATGCTAATGGATTTCAATTTAGATCTATTGATACACTATGTGATATTAGGAGGGGTGATGGACGTGAGATAAGATCATTTGTTGAGTCTCAAAATCCATCTCAAACGATGCAATCATTTAATATATTATCGATTGCGTTTCTAAGTGAAGTTAACCTTATGGAAGGTCTTAGAATGGGTGTATACTCAAGTGAGTTGCAGATGTTTAATATTGATACTGGTGAAGTTATTACTAAAAAGTTTAGTTTAGAAGATAATTTTGGTAATCAGAAACATTTGGGTAGTCAAGATAAGTTGTCTAAAGCACAAACTATGTCTGCAGCTTCTCCAACTAGGATAGCATCTGCTATAATATCAAATGAAGTTAACTATAGTGGAAAGAAGGTAGCATCGGAAGATGCTGAGTACAAGGACTGGACTGACCAACTGTTACTACAGTCCTTCTCTCGCAACTATATACTAAATACACAAGGATTACGTATTGAAGTGCCTGGTAACCTAGATTTGGTCGTTGGTGATCGAGTTAATGTAATCCTACAAAACGCTGTCGATACTGAAACAAGGGAGGAAGAAGATTCAGATACTGTTAACAGTGGGTTCTACCTGATAACACAATTATCACGGTTATACAACAAAACCAATTATAATGTTACTACAGTGCTAAAATTACAGCGTGATACCTACGGTGCTCCAGTCACCTAGGATGTCCTTTTATTTTAACAAACAACTATGAAAAGTATAGAAGACCATATAAAAAAGGATCAAGAGATCATCGATGATCCAACAGCAAACCCTGCTGCTCGCAGACATGCTAAAGAGGAGTTACATGACCTCATAGAATATGAAGAGCATCATCATGAAGAGATCGTAGCAGGTGATCACCATGATCCAAATGCACTTGAACTCTTTTGTGATCAACATCCAGACGAGCCCGAGTGTCTTGTTTATGACGACTAATTATGGATCCTGTAGTTAACTCAATATTACCTAGAAATCAGATTGGTGTATCACCAACATGGTGGGTAGGACAAGTAGAAGAAGTTGACAACCCTAAGCATTCAAATCGCTTTAGGGTCAGGATTGTTGGTGCTCATTCATCAGTCTGTGGAGATGTTCCTACTGCTGATTTACCTTGGGCACAGGCAGCAATGCCTCTTAACGTACCATACAAGGCAGGTGGTGCTGGTGGATCTACTGCTAACTTAGAACCTTCTGATTGGGTTCTTGGTCTGTGGTTAGATAACGAGAAGACTAAACCTATTGTGGTTATGTCTATTGGTGCTATCGCTAATGCGAAACCAAAACCACCTGCTATGATGACTCAAGGTGATGCAGAAGCAGCATGTTTAGCGTTTACTAGTTTCTTAAATCCTACAACAAACCCAGTAACAACGCTTGCTGAAAAACACGGTGAAGTTAACACAAATAAAGCAGGGACACAAGTAGGTGGTGGATCAACTGAGACATTAACAATACAAGACAAATCACATCGTCTTGAGAATAGTGCATCAAACCCATTTGGTACACAAGTTTGTGTTAGAGTAGCACAAGCAGAATGTAATGGTGAAACTAAGAAGGATATCAAATACATCTTGGGTGAACTGTTTAAGATGGTTCAGGACAGTGGTGGTAATCTGGGAAGTTATCTTGTTAATAGAGCAACTGGAGAGATCTTCAGTTACATGGACAAAGCTCATGGATATATCAATAAGATATTAAGGGTCGTTAGATCTGCTATGGCGAGGATACGTGGAACTATTATCAGTTACCTGAAGAAGGGTGTTGATATGCTTGTGAAGTTAATCCTCTCACCATTCAAAGGTATCTTAACTGGTATCGATAAATGGTTGACTATGGTACTAGAGAAGATCGGTTGTTCCATTGAAGATATAATGGAGAGATTGACTGATTTTATTACCAGTTTGATCTTTGATTACCTTTTGAAAGTATTCAGGTCTGCAACATGTCAGGTTGATATATTCGTTAACGCTATCATAAACAAGATAATGTCTTTTGTACAAAGACTTATGAATAGTGTTCTCGGTCCTCTTCAATCAATCTTGAACATTGCTGGTGGTGCTTTGAATATGGTTGGTGGTGCAATGTTTAAGATCATGAGTCTTCTTGGTATCTCTTGTGGTGGTGTTGATTCAAAATGTGGTAAGGAAGATACAAGATGTACTGGTAAGCAGAAAAAAGATGAAGGTGGAGACTTCTTAGATGGTCTTCTTGAACAGATAGAAAATGGTCCTTTGGATTATGGTCAAAGTGTTTGTGATGATGCTAGAGGATATGAAGATCCAGAAAAGACTGGTGGTATTATATTTGGTGGACTACCTGCTGTAGTACCTAGTGGTGGTACTAATCCTACCATATATGATAACACACCTGAAGGTGGTGGTGCTGGAACTCTAGATCCTGGTGATGGTGATGCAACACCAACAGAGAGATTAACAAATTATGATATCTATGATACCAACGTCATAGAAGGTAATGTTGCATATGTTAAGGTTGTTAGATCTGGTTATATTGAAGCATCTAGTTCTGTAACATACAAGACTGTAGATGGTAGTGCTAAACAAGGTTTGGATTACACAGAATCTAGTGGTATACTTGGATTTGGTAAGAATCAAACGGAAAGATATATTGAGGTTTCTACTATTAGAGATCAAGAGAATGATACACCAGAAGATTTTACAATAGAGATTGAATATGCTACTGGTATTGGTGAAGCAGAATTTTTAAAGAGAGAAGCAATAGTAACTATTGGACTTGCACCTGTTCCAGAACCAACTGATCCTACTCCTTATACACCACCTTTCACTGGACCTGGTGGTACTCGTGTTGAGATAACACCTGTTACTGGTGGTACTCCAGATGACCCAAATCTAGATCCTGGTATTGATACTGGTGTAACACCACCTGTTACTGTGATTAATGATGAGTATAGTATAAACGTAACCACTGATAAGTTGCAGTACAAGGAAGGTGAGTTCATTACTTATAGTATAACCTCTAATGGTATTCCTAATGGTACATTGATGGGGTATACATTGTTTGGTCAAGACATTACTCAGTCTGATATTGTAGGTGGTAATCTATATGGAACATTCGTTATAGAAGAAAACCAATCTGTAATTGTTATTGGTATTACAGATGATGCTGAAGTGGAGAAGACAGAGACTTTAACCTTTAGTGTTAATGGTACTGGTGCAGCAGCATTGGTTGATATATTATCACAGGAGGATAAATTCTCTTCACCCAAACCACCATACACAGATCCAGGATTTAAAGAACCTACACTTGGAGATCCTATTGTTGATAAAGGTGGAAAGATTATTGAGATACCTATTAATGATCCAGGTGATCCATATATACTACCACCTAAACTTGCTATTACAGGTCAAGGATGGGGTGCTATTGGTATACCATTACTCGATGTTGAAGGTAGAGTATCAGAAATTCGTATCACACAGAGAGGAACTAACTACGTTACCAATCAACCAGAAACTGTTAACTGTGTATTAGATTCACTTACCCTAGTTAGACCAGGAATGCAGTACACAACACCACCAACTGTTTATATCAATGGTGATTCATCATTGGTCGCAGCAAGGATAAATGGAAATGGATTTGTTAGTGGATTTGATGTGATAGATAGGACTTCTGTTTTTGATGAGTCACCAAAGGTTGAGATTGTTGGTGATGGATTTGGTGCTTTTGCAGTAGCAAGTTTGGTATGTCTTGACAGTGAGACTAGAGATCTGTTAGGATATGCGAAGGTAGGTACTGGTAGTTACGTGGATTGTCCAACATGAGTCAAACAGCACAATCAGCACAGACCACCAAGGATGGTCTAAACAATGGAGGTTTACCAACCTCTACCACCAGTCGAGGCACTGATAGTAATCCTGGTTCTGCTGTTGAAGAAGCAGTCATGGCTGCTGAAAGGTTATTTGGTTGTAAGATTTTAAGACAACAGAACCCAGAAGGTAGAGTTACATTCATTCTATGTACAGACAATGGTCAGAAGTTAGACTTTGATGAGAAGGGTAATGTATTTGTAGGTGCTTCTAAGGTAGGAGAGGATGAAGACGGTGGTAATATGACTCTGAGATCTTGGGGTGATATGACTCTTAAGGTTGGTGGTAAACTTAACATTGAGATCGAAAACTTCTTAGATCAAGATAAACCAATATCAATTACGTCCTATGGTGATGTTAATGTAGAGTCTATTGATGGTAATGTAGCATTAGGTGGTAAGAATGTAACTGTATCTGCTACTAATGATTTAACCCTGAAAGGAAATAGTATAAAGTTACAAGCAGGTGAAGTAGATGCTACTGGTTCTTGTAGTGGTACTATTGAAAGAGCAGCAGGTAAGATTGCTACTAAATGCTCATTCTTGAGGAATGAGGTTAGTGGAGAGAAGAAAGATATAGTAAAGGGTCACTATACAATTGATATGAAGGATGATAAACGTTCTTTATTCACGGTTGACTGTAACGGTCACATGAAACTGAAAGCATCATGTGATGTTAACTTTGATTTTGGTGGTAAATTTAAACATAAGATAGGTGGTAAACTATCAACACCTATGCCTACAGTTCAGGGTGATTCGTATCAACTGTCTGTAGATCTTGGTAACACATCATTTACTAGCACCAAAGGTAACCACACAGAGACCTTTACCAAAGGAAATTTATCAAGAACACTTACCAGTGGTAATGTTACCGATACTATTACTGATGGTAATGTAACTCGTACTATCGGTAAGGCATTGACTGATACTATCACTAAGGGATATACTCTAGCATATAAAGATCTAGTAGAAACTAATACAGGTAATGAGACAGTTACTGTTAGTGGATTTTCTACTCATAGTTCTACTGGAGTTAAGACAATTAGTTCTCAAGAAATATTATCCATCACATCTGCTAAGGTCATGACCCTAAGTGGTACTCAAATCTTCTTAAACTAATGGATGATGAAGAACTACTCGATGAGTTAAACGAACGGATAAAAGAAGGTCCGATTATCTTCACACCTGATGAGGATTGGTTAGAGAAGCTTAACACAGAAGA